CATACGGGAAGGCGCCTTCGCAAACCATGATCCAGTCGCGCCGAAACGAGCTTACTGATGCTGTCCGCATGCGAGTAAGCGAAGAAGCGCGCATCGCCGTTGAGCGCATGGAGCAAGTAATTGCTGACCAACTAGCCGAGTGTGGATGGGACAAAGAGTGGGCCGATTTTCTTAACGATTTTGCAACGTACCCTGCGGCGCATTTTAAAGGGCCAATCGTACGCCGGCGCACCGAGCTTGGGTGGACTAGCAAAAACGGCAAATGGAACGCCAAGCCAAAAGAGATTTTTGCCCCCACCGTAGAGCGCGTTGACCCAATTCGTTGCTACCCGTCCCCCGATGCAATCACGCCGCAAGATGGCTATTTTATTGAGCACATTACGCTTAGTCGTGGCGAGTTGTACGATCTAATCGGACTAGAAGGGTTTAGCGAGGAGCACATTCGCGCAGCGCTTACCGACGGAGAAGGCGGCAGTCTCACTAACTGGTTAGGACTAACAGACGCTGATGAGATGGACTCTGAAATGGACAGGCTTACGCACTTATCGCCTGACCACCGCTATGACGCGTTGGAGTTCCACGGCCCTGTTAGCGGGCAAGACCTTATTGACTGGGGGCTTGATGACATCGACGACCCCGAGCGCGACTACGAAGTGTGCGCGTGGGTGTTGGGCCGGCACGTTATTAAGGCTACATTGAACGACGATCCACTGGGCCGACGGCCGTACTACAAAGCCTGCTGGGAAGAAGTGCCCGGTGAGTATTGGGGCCAAAGCCTGCCAGATGCGCTCGACGATGTGCAGGGCGTAGTAAATGCGGCTATTCGGTCGCTTGTAAACAACATGAGTATGGCATCTGGCCCACAGGCGGTAGTCAACGTAGACCGACTGCCTCCGGGCGAAGAAATTGAGGGCATGCAGCCTTGGAAGATTTGGCAGGTGCACGACAGCCAGTACGGTGGTAGCGGCGCCCCCATCAACTTCTTTCAGCCAAACACCAACTCCGCAGAGCTTCTAAATGTTCTTGAGCGGTTTTACACCTTTGCTGATGACTGGAGCCTTATCCCGCGATACATGCAGGGTAGTGGCGGCGGTCTAAGCGGCGGCATCGGGCGTACAGCGTCCGGCCTTTCTATGCTGTTCAACGCGGCAAACAAAGGGCTTAAAGGCGTAGTATCTACTGTAGATACAAACGTGCTGTCCCCGCTTATCGAAGCTATGTACGCATTTAATATGATGTACAACGACGACGAGTCGATCAAAGGAGACGCCCAAGTAGAGGCGCGCGGAGCCATTTCGCTCATGCAGCTTGAAACCTTGCAGTTGCGCAGAAATGAGTTCTTGCAGGCGACAGCTAACCCTATGGATTCTCAGATTGTTGGCCCAGAAGGGCGGGCAGAGATTCTACGCGAAGTGGCCAAAGGGCTTGAGATGGACGTAAATAGGCTTGTCCCCCGTCGCGGCCAAGTGCCGCAGTTGCCTCCGCAAGAAGGGCAGCAACAGCCACAAGTGGGCGGGGGACAAAACCTAGAGAATGGAGCCGCAGTTACCGATAATTTTAGCCCTAACGGTATGACTCCTTAGTTGACAATAAATACATTGTTAGGAGTATAATGAAAATAGATCGACCCACATTAGAAATTTTGGCCCGTGTAAATATGCACGAGCCGAAATTTGTTGAATGGCTAGAAAGCCGTTTAGCAAAACATCGTGACGATGCCCTTATGGGACGTGACGAAATAGACGTGCGAATAGCACAAGGGCGCGGACGAGAAATAGCTGAGATTATTCGACTATTATCCGACGCAAATGAACACCTTAGAAAAGCGGAAAACCGAGCATCCAGTTAGGAATAGCACACGGACCCGGCATCGAGGAAGAAAGCTATGGTATTTGACCCCAAAAAGTTAGGCGAAGAAGCGGATCAGCTTATTCAAACCCTGAATCAACAGCAGGCGCAGGCAGCAGAGGCAGAAGAACCAGCTGAAGCGGCAGTTGAAGATCAGGCGATAGAGATGGAAGCCGACGCTATCGCGGATGATGAGGTCGTAGCAATAGACGATCAAGGAACTAGCGACCACACCGATGAGTCGCCAGAGGCCGAACCGCAAGCGGCTACAGACAGCGAGGCTATCGCCGAACTGCGCAAGCAGATAGAGGCATCCGAGCAGAAGTGGCGCGTTTTGCAGGGGATGATTAACAAGAAAGATCAAGAACTAGAGGCTATGCGGGAACTGTTCGCTCAAGTTGAGTCAACACCCCCCGCCGCAGAGGAGCAGAAGTTGTCGGTGCCGCAGGCGACACCACAGCTGACGCAAAAAGACGTCGAGGAGTATGGTAGTGAGCTAGTAGATATGGTTAAGCGCGCTGCGCAAGACGTATCTAATAGCACTACAGCCGATATTCTACATTTAGTAGAAGAAAGGCTAAAGAAACTCGAAGGTTCTGTACAGACTGTAGAACAGTCTACCGCTCGTACAGCACAAGAAGTCTTCTTTGATAGTCTGACTAAATCAGTACCAAGTTGGCAACAGCTAAATACTGATGAAACGTTCTTGAACTGGCTTAACCAGCCAGAGCCGATGGTAGGAGCGCCAAGACTGCAACTATTGCAAGATGCAGTGGCTAAGCAAGACGTTCGACGGGCAGCGTCGTTTTTCAATACATTTGAACAACTTATGGGTGTATCTGAAGAACCTGCGTCAACGGAAGAACTTGCTGAAACCGAAGCCTCCGCACCTAGCGAAAAGCTGGCTAAGAAAGTTGTTCCCGGCAGAGGGCGAGCCGCAACGCCTAAAGGCCAAGGTGGTAAAATGGAGTGGGATCGTAAGTCCATCGCCAAGTTATATGATGACAAACGTTTGGGTAGAATTTCACCTAAAGAGTTTGATAAACTTGAACGCGATTTATTCCGAGCGCAATCCGAAGGTAGGATTGCAGTTTAATATGGGCCTAACTCTAGGAGAGTAACATGGCATATCCTCACGCAAGCGGGACAGTATCGTATAGCGGTACTTTTATCCCAGAAATCTGGTCAAAAAAGCTCATCGAAAAGTTCTACGATGCGACTGTATTGACTGCTATTTCTAACACCGACTACGAAGGTGAAATTCGTAGCCAAGGTGATATGGTAAAGATTCGCACCATTCCCACCTTGACCATCAACGACTATTCTTCTGGTCAAACTCTGGTAAACCAGCGTCCAGAAAGCGAAATCGTTGAACTCCTTATCGACAAGGGTAAGTATTGGTCTGCGATTGTTGACGATGTACAAGACATACAGGCTGACCTTGAACTCATGAACATGTGGGCAGGGGACGCGTCAGAGCAGATGAAGATTCGGGTTGACACCGAAGTTTTGGGTTCTATCGTTCCCGACTTCGCTGCCGAGAACAAAGGCGCTGCCGCCGGTCGTATCTCTGGCAACATCAACCTTGGCGCTACTGGCTCTCCGCTGGCAGTAACTAAGTCTAACATCCTTGACACTATCCTTGATATGGGTCAAGTGCTGGACGAGCAAAACCGCCCCGAGACTGGTCGTTTCTTGGTTATGCCTTACTGGGCGACTACTCTGCTCAAGAAGTCAGACATCAAAGACGCGTCTTTGACTGGTGACGGCTCATCGCCTCTCCGTAACGGACGAGTTGGTATGATTGACCGCTTTGAGATTTATCAGAGCAACAACCTGCCTAAAGTCGTTGACGGCGGCAACAACGCCTTTAACTTCATCGCGGGCGTAAAGAACGGTCTGACGTTTGCTTCTCAGCTGACCAAGACTGAATCTCTGCGCGCAGAGTCTACTTTCGGTAACATCATGCGTGGCCTGCAAGTTTATGGCTACAAAGTTATCGACGGCAAGTCTCTCACCGCTGCTTACGCTTACAAGGGATAAGGAGACTGACCTATGGCGACTTATAACGCTTACCCCGGCGCTGACGGGGCACTGATCGTAGACGGCAACGGTAGCAATGCTGCTGGCGCCCCTGCGGTAACTGTACTGGATGGTACTTTTGACGCCTCCTTGCTGAACCTTGCTGCTAACGATGTAGTACAAGTAATCAAAGTGCCCAAGGGTACCTTGGTTCTGAACGTTATGTACGAGGTAATCAACGGTGACGCTACTCAAACTGTCAACATCGGCGACGGTGCTGACGTAGACGGTTGGGTTGCGGCGGCTAGCGTCGCTACTGCTGGGGCTATCGGTCTCGGCGCTGGTGCGCTCGCCAGTGCTGGCGGCAAGTTCTATTCCGCTGACGACACCATCGACATTGAGTGCCCCACTGCTGGTGCGCACGACACAATGAAGATTCGTGTCTTTGCCCACGCCGTTATGTGCGGCGTTGCTGGCTAATCGGTCCGTTTTGTGGGACTCTTTAGGGGAGCTATGCTCCCCTCTTTTTATTAAGGAATGTGAATTATGCCTAAGATGCTTCGACACGAAAAAACGGGTGATTTGTATATCTATACCGCTGCATTAGCGACCCGAGAAGATATGGTAGAGGTAGAAGACGAGCCTACGCCGGAGCCTACCCCTGCACCTAAGCCAAAAGCTAAAGCTAAGCCAAAAGCTGAGCCTAAGCCTATCGTTGAGGAAGAATCTGAAGTAAAATCAGAGGATGACCTAGACTCTCTCTTTGGCGAGGAGTAATACATGACCGGCTCAGAGTTAATCGCGTATACACGCACGTTGTTGGCTGATTCTACTGAGCCGTATCTTTGGTCAGACGACTTCCTACTAACCGCTCTGCAAGAGGCGGAGCGGCTATTTTGTATGCGCACGCACCTGAACGTAGTAGAGGAGTCGGTGACCACAGCTGCGGACTCCAGCACCTACGCGTTACCAGAAAACACACTAAAGGTTGTCTTCGCACACATAGACGACACGCCTGTAGACCGGCTAACTGCGCCAAGCAGTACTGTCTATCTGCGTAGTGCTAGGGGTAAGCCTACGGGGTATGTTACTGGTTTTCCCACACGCAATGTTACGTTTTACCCCACACCAGATGCCGCGTACATTGTAGATTTAATTATAGCCGCCTTGCCCGAAGAAGGGTTTGGCGCTAGCGACGATCCGGTTGTCCCTGCTGAGTGGCAGTTGCTGCTCGCGGACTTCGCGGCACACAAAGCACTTATCACTAACGATGTAGATGGTAACAACGTAGGCACTGCGACGACGTTTATGCAGCGCTGGGAGCTTGGCGTTCTGGAAGCTAAGCGTATGGACTATCTGCTACGCACATCGCCCCGTGCGCCCCTGCGCTCGTGGACAGGAGGTAAACGGTAATGGCTAGAAACCCGGCACTAGAGAGGGAACAAGCAGCTTCGCTTACACAGGCGCTAGGCATCCCCACTAACTCTAGCAATAACAGCGGTATAGCGCGCGCTCGTGCTAACCAAAGGGGGAACCCTGCGCCCCCTGCGCCCCCTGCGCCCCCTGCGGATACAGCCCCTGCGGGTAAGGCTGACACTGCCCCGTTGCAAAATACAAACCTTAACGATTCGCCCGATATGGGCCAGCGTATAGATAGGGACCAGCGTATAAAAGACAGTGTGGCCCGAACTTTTGCCTTTACGCCCCCTCAGTACTCGGCTGATGATTTGACCCGCAGGGCTATTGACCTCGCGTCTTCTGCCGAGTTTATGCCCCGCTACGAGAGCCGTACGGCTATCAATATCCCTAACAGACAGCAGGCTATGCGCGAGAACCTTGCTATGGAGCGGGCCGCTAAGCAGGGCGATTTCTACGACCGCATGAACCAAGTCGGCGTTGTTACGCCCGAGCTACTTAAAATGGCTATTCAAGACCGCCAAGCGTCTAGGGCGCTGGCCGCAGATAGCGTCCGCGAAGGTGGGCGCCAAGGGTTGTTGTCCCAGAAGCAGGCGCTCGACGAAGCACGGCTAGCCGAGGAGATTGGGCAGGCTGAGTATAAGTCTGGCGTTGACCGTAACGCGATGCAACGGGATTTGGCGCAGATTCTAGCGAATGCCGGCTTGCAGCAGAGGGCTACGGATGTGGCCGAGCTGGGTAACATCCTTGCTAACAACCTAGGGGTAACGCAAGCCAATATAGGCGGTCTCGAAACGTATATAGATTTGACTAGAGACTCTGTGACGGGTCAAGACAAAGACCCCTTCGGGCGGTCGCAGGGAGTTAGAGACCTGCTGGAGATGCTAGGACTAGACCCGGAAAAATACGCCGAGCCGGGTAGAGTACGGCTTGCCGAGGGCGGCGAAGTTAGTATGGAGAACCCCACAGCCGAAGGCAAAACGGCTGGGCTAGACACGGGCGACTATGTATTCCCTGCGGAAGCCGTGCGGTTTTACGGCATGAAGACTATTAAAGCGATGGTCGAAAAAGCGATGATGGCGGATGATGCTTAATGTCCTTACTAAACCCGACTCCCGAGGAGATTGCACGCGGGTCTAGCCTGCTGGCGCCCCTCCGACCCGACTACAACCAAGCAATCGACCTTGCCGATCAAGGGGCAGGGCTTAGGCGCGTCTCTGATTTAGGAGTAGACTTCCTTAGTGGGATTGCCGCCATCCCGCAGGGCGTTGCTGGGCTGGTTCCCGGTTTGGGCGGGGTTAGTCAAGGGATAGGCGAGCTTAGGCAGGGTATGGGCGAAGCCCTGTACTCTCCGCAAAGGCAAGCAGAACAGGCGAGGCTTGCGCAAGAGCTAGCCCAAACAGAAGGGTTTTTCGATGACGCGGGGACGTACCTCCGCGCTATTGCACGCGACCCAGCATTGGGCGTGGGCGCTCTTGTGGAAACCTTGCCGGCTCTAGTCGCCACTAGACAAGTAGGTCTAGGACTTGGCGCTGCCGCTCCTAAGTTGTCTGCTCCAGCGCGAGCGGCTATCGCCGAGGGCACCGTAGCAGGTGCTCTGGCCGCTGGCGCTATTGGCGAGGAAGGGGGCGATTACTTTCAGCGTTTAGCGGGTATCCCCGCTGGTATCGCTACCGGTTTAATCTCTGGGGGAAGCAACCGACTCATCGGCAAAATGGCCCAACAGCAAGGGCTAACGGGTGCCGTGGGTCGAGGGCTAGAGCAAGCTGGCGATATTGACATCGCCCTTGTAGGCGGAGCCGGTGCAGGTAAAGGCCGGCTTTTGAACCGTATGGCGCTGGGCGGCATCCGCGAGGGTGTGTTTGAAGAACTGCCCCAGTCGCTCTCAGAACAGGCTATAACGAACTTAGCCCTTGGCGAAGACATAACCGAAGGGTTAGGCTCTGCGGCGGCTGGCGGGCTTCTCCTTGGCTCTGCTATGGGCGCAGGGTTTACTGGGCTTCGCGGCGCCACCCCCGAGCCTGTCCCCGAACGCTACGTTCCCACGCGCCGAGAAACCACCGAACTCCCAGAGGCGGGGCAGGAAGTAGAGCGCCTTAGCCGTGCCAAGCGCGAGGGCGTAAGAACCAAGAGCGGAGAGCTATTTAAAACAGAAGGCGCCGCCAAAGCAGCCCTGACCCGTCGAGGCGACAACGCGGCGGACTTCGACATTATCCGAACAGGTGGCGGCACTAGAGAAAACCCGACGATAGGGTTTACCGCTATACGGCGTGAAGACGCAGAAGGGGTTGATTTTGAGACTCGGCAACAGGCGGCGGCAGGAGCGGAAGCAA